AGAACAGCCAAGCCATTAGTCTTGTGTGATAGCGGCAACAAGGCCAGCCACGGCAACCCCAGCCGACACGATAGCGGCGGTCTGTTCGGGGCTAATGCCGACACCTATCGCTGTAAGGGCTGAAACAAGGCCCATCCAGGTAGAGCGTTCGCTTAAGCGATCAAGAATCCAGTCCATCATCTTCTTTTTCCTTTATTGTGCGTAAAATATGGCCCCTTGTGCAAATCGACGGGGGTTCGGCGGGTATTGAACAGCCAACCTCAGTAACCACGGCGGCGGCTATGGTGGCAGCACAACCACCAACCAAAACGACAACCGCCCCCACGGTGAATATGAGGGCGATAGGTCCAACCAATGCGTATTTGATTAAGTGCTTCAGCATTTCAGCACCTTCCGTTTTTTAATCTGTGTCTTGGGTATGGTTATCTCCCCAAATCCCATATCCCTGTCCATGTGAGGGCAGAGAGTTATGTGGGCGGGGGTTTCGGATAAAAGCCACCCCACCGATTGAATAAGCGGCAGGGTTTGTTTTTTTAAATCAGTAAGGGGCGTCCAGTCTGGAGAGCCACCCACAGCGTCGATCCAGTCAATGAGGAGGAGTTTCACTTGCTTTTTATCCAATTTTCGGCCATAATCTCCACGTTGCTGCTTAGGCTTCTAATCTGCGAAAGGATTAAAAATGTCACACTTTACCCCCGAAGAAATGATCGCCCACGCTAAGGCTTGGATAGCCGCCGATGCACATCGCATGGCAAGCAGGCCCGACGGATACCCAAAAGCCGCATGGCGGGAGGCTAACCCGATAAGCCTGCCAAACTCATTTGAAGCCGAGGACTTGAATTACAAAACACGGCCATCGCGGGTTCTCTCTTTCGACTGCAACGGAACGCCATACGATTTATGGGTGTGGCGACTCGGGAAATCCCCCCAATGTATTGAACGGATTAACCTTCGCGGCCCGGATGCGTCGGAGCGTTTGGCTCGGTATTATTCAAAGGAATCCAAATAGGCTTTCTTAATTAAGGCAATAACTTCTGCCGGGGATTCGTTGCCTTGCAAAATAATCTCGTCATTCCAGCGGGGGCCACCATAGTTTTCCCTGGCATACATTCGCTGGAGCGTTTCCGGCAATTCATGGTCTGAAATGCGGATTTCGAAATCTCCGTTTGGAGAAACTAGATAACGGCTGGACATGCGCCCGGAGTTTCCCTTGGAGGCATGGCGCATAGTCCACCCCTCTTTCTTGAGAATGCGGGGGGCTGCTTCCATGTTTGCCCTGTTAATGGCCTGGGATGCACCATAACCACCCATTACGCCACGCCGCACATCTTCTGCAAATTTATTATTCCAAAGCGGGCCTATAATAGAGTCCGCCTTTCTTTCCCTTCTTATGTCGTCAAGTCGGCTCGACCTCCAACGCCTACTCAACTCCAAAGGGTCGAGGGATGGATTATAAGGCTTGTTATTTGAGCGCTGCTGCTGCTTCAGCATTATATTGTCAAATTCTTCAGCAATATCGCTTGAAGGCCCATCAAAAACTCCCTCACGCCTCAAAGTCTTGGCTGCGGTTTTGGGGTTAATTACGCCCCTTTTCCCCTCTTTAGCCAAAAGCCCCAAAGCCTTGGGATGGATCGCCCCACCCATAGCCAACGAGCCAACTGGCGCACTTGCCGCACCAAACGCACCACCAAGCCCCGCGACACCAAAAGCCGAACGCCTTGCCCCTTCTTCCATCGGGACTTGTCCAGTAACGGATTCCTCGTATGCCTTCACAGGATCGGCCAGCATTTGCGCGACCAGCCCACCCCACAGTTTTGCGGTATCCTTGACCGAAAGATTATCATCGGCGTTCCACGGCATTTCCGGGGCGCTCTTTGCGCCTTTCAGCCATGAAACCAACTGTTGATCGTAAAGGGACTGCATAAGCGGCGTTTGACGCATGTATTCAACGGGATCGTGGCCCTTGTAATACTCCCCCTGAATTAACGCTTTCGCCAGCTTGTTATCAGGAGGCGGCCCCTGCCTTGCCTGATCCATGAGGTTCCGCGCAAGCCGCCGCGTGATTTCACTCACTAATCAATATCCTTGTAAAACTTATGCCCCCCAATGATCCGGTTCGGCATTTTGCCCTTGGCCCATTTGGGATGAGAATTGATGGTGCAGTAATGTGTCGCTGCGTCCGTCGGGTCAGGGGTTATCCCCGCCATGCAGAAGGCAGCTATCTTGACGCACCTTCGGAACTGTTTATCTGTCGGGCCGACAAGATGGAGTTTGGCCCTGTTCGGGTCGTTGGGGAGCCAACAAGAGAACTGCCAAGCCTTCAAACAGACGGAGCGAATATCGTGGTCTGGTTCGCTCCACCAGCCGGGACGACTAACCCGGTTTAAAATCACATGGGCGCAAGCTGCTACCCCCTCGTCTGATTCGCCTCTGGCCTCTCCATATAGGGTCTGACCAAAAACCTTCATGTCGTCATGGTTCATTTAATTTGTTTCACCAAGTCCTTTATCATGTTGATTTGTTGCTGTTTGGTGATGGGGATTTCCTCCAGCACGGCATGGTTACGGGCGATAACCAGACGGAAATCCTCTCCGTCACCTGAGAAGAAAGCAAGGGGCTTCATACGTGGATCACCTCCCCCCGGAATGTCGCCATGTTTTCCTTCGTTACATGCACGACTTCCGGCCACAGCAATTCTCCGTCCTTGAATGTTAAAACAGCAAAGCCGCTTATCCAGTTTTTCGGGTTGTCCTCGGTGTAATCCACGAATTGAGGGCCGTCAGGCTCCGCGAGAGTCCCGCAATCAACACCCCACCTTGTTCCCGTGTAGTCCGTCCAGGGGGTGACTTTCAGGGAGTGCAGGTGGCCCGTGACCATCGACTTGCCGGAAGAAAGCGCGTTGTTGTGGGTGGCGTGAACCCCACCCTTGAAGCGATGTTTTATGACCACTTCATTGTTGATCCAGACAGACCAGCACGGCTCCCAATAAGGGAAATGGTCCTTCAGATGAACGCCATGAATCTTGGCGTATTCCGGGGCGACATTCGCCAGTCTGGTTTCAAATCGCCCGTCATGGTTTCCGAGCGTCCAGATGCGTTGTGCTTTCGGGGCGGCTTGTTGAATTTCATTTAGGCGGTCTTGGCAGGATTCCAGTTCTTCAATCAGGGCGGGCTTATCTTCCCACCCGATTGAGGGGTGCCTTGAGACTGTCGCACCATCGAGAACATCACCATTCATAATAACGGCGCGGGGGTTTAACTCACTTGCAAACCTGACGAAAGCCCTGTGAGCAGTAGATATTTCTCCCGGCCAGTAATGGGCGTCTGACCCGATGAGAACCGTCCCGTTTTTTATGGTCAGGGGTTGCCTTGCCGGGTGTTCAATTCCTGTGCGGGTGGTGTCGTTTGGCCCCTTGATCTGGATTGAAAGTTTCTTTTCCAGGTTGGCCCGCCTGGAATAGACATTACGGACATTTAGTTTAAGGTGGTCCGCTAAAGCCTGCGCCCCAACCTTCCTGAAAAGGTCAATAAATTCCTCGTCCGAACATGCGGCCTTTGTCATACAAAGCCCTTTCGGTTGTTAATCCGTTTTTCGCCACTCTTTGAATGTGATATGCAGGCGCAACGCCAAGAGGAAAACGCCGCCGATTAGAAGAATGGCTTGCAGAGTTGGCTCAAGGTATTGCCACCACATCGGGCTTGATATGGCACCGCTTCCCAAAGAAACATCCGTGGCTGTTTTGTGCTGTTCAATAAACTGCTCCACCCTAATCACGCCCCCCGCCCCCCACTCGCGGCCTGATCCCAAATCTGTCTCGGGAAGGGACGCCCGGCGAAATAGCACCCGTCCTTAAAGAGCAAAACCATGACACTTTCAGCGGTTCCATAGGTTCCGTTGTTAAAGGTAATCATGCCTGTTGCCTTGGGGACGCTTTCCCCCAGAACATCGGCTAAAGCCTGGGTGAGAACCTTGGTCATGCTCTCTGTATAAACGTCCACATTCCCCCTCGGGTCTGCGTGAATATGCTCCAAGGCCCGGTCTATGTCGGAATCACTCACCCCGGTTATGGGCTGTTCGTCCATGAGTTTTGCCCGCATGATTTCCTTCATAACCGCCTCTCGGGCTATGCGGTCGTTTTCAATGTCCTGTCGGGCTTGTGCCGCAACATCCTCGATCCTCTCACACTCCGCAGAAGCAGAAAGCGGACACAAAAAAACCACCGCAAAAAGGGTGGCAAGCAAAACTCTCATGTGATGTTCCTTTTATGCAGCGTATTCCGTAACGGTGAGCGTGGTCGCCATAACGCCACCAAACCTTCTGGCCGATGCGTTCCCGTTAAGCGCAACTTGAGTTGTATCACTCCCCCCATATCTGACTTTAAAGGTGGTGGCGCTTGTCGTTCCGGCTGTCATTTCGTAATCGAACGCCAACGGGTAAACCTCGTTCCCGCCGTTTATGTAACGCGCCCCACAAGTAAGGGCGCTGGCTGTGGAATCCTGAAACAGTCCCATAATGACAGCCTTGGACGCTGACCCAGACACAAAGGCAAATACCCTGATATGTAATTTGTTGTTGCTGTTTTTGGGCGTGATGGAAACCGTCAGGGCTTCCTTGCCCTCCGTGTTTTGCGGGATGGTGTCGTCATAAGGGATAGCTGTATTACTTGTATCGAAGGTGGTTAGTGTAGATCGTTGGCGCTGGACAACCGAAGCCCCCCACTCAGGAGCCGTTGCCCCCGTGTTCATTCTCAATCCCTGGTTGGCCGTTCCCTTCGCCAGCCGCACATAAT